ATGGAACCCGCCACTTGAATAGAGTGGATCTTAGGTGAACCGATAGTCCTTGTCAATGTGATAGTCCCAGTATAGCCCCGCTGACCACCAAGTCTGCATCGGATGCTTGCGGTTTCGGCCTCACCAGCGGTGCTAGGTGATAGAATCTGACCACCAAGGAATGTGGTGGTGGTTCCTATGCTTTCTGCGGAATCTGGGTCTTCAGTAGCAAACGCAATGTCGTACTCGCCAGTTTCCCCAGACAAGTTCTGCATCTGAACCTGTGCGTCTGTAAACCTCTTGCGTTCAAGGGTCTTGAAGTCGTAACCACGGCTAGTCACATACGAGTTGATCGTTGGAGTAACTACGCTAGTGTCTTCATTCGTAACGCTCAAGCGGTCTACGGACGAGTCGGAAGCGTCAATCTGGTGCAATCCACCATTTGCACTAACGGCATACAGGTTATTACGCACCCCAGCACTTGCCGTGATAAAGTTCTTGATCAAAAACCTAGAATCTCCATAGGTATCAAGCGACTCCCATCCTTTATTCAAGAAGTTGTAGATCAAAACCGCGTTATTTCCACGGGCATCGCCACCTCCAGCCACGGAATCCAACGGAACTGCGATGTAATATCGGTTGTTGAAGTAGACTGCTACCGACTTGTCAGCAAGATTCTTGTTAATGCGGTCGATGTACGGCTGGATGTTCTTGGAAAGCGGTTCCTCCGTGCCACGAAGGTTGTAATCGTTAAGAAAGGTCAGCCCGTAAATGCCCTCGTCGGCCAAGAATAGCATGTTGTTAGCCTGCATAACCACCGTCTTGCGAGCCAAGCACCCAACCTCACCAGTAAGTTCCTTGACCACGGTGTCAGACAGGCTTCCTTGGGTCTGCGCCACAAGGTGGATGCTATTGCGGTTCAAAACCACCAAGGAATCGTCGTAGAACCCGTGCATCGCCACCACATAGTCGGCAGTACCACCAGTAATACGGAACTGATTCTCGATTTGGTCGAAGGTCGTAGTGTCCAGTAGGTCGGAAACCGCGATCTCGTCAGAAATCTTCCTGCTAGTGTAGACTGGTGCGCTAAAAGTGCCAGACTGGGAGTAGTAGAATGGAACGAACAACCTGCGTTGGAAGTAAGTAGCCCAAGGCGCACCCGGCTGGTGCATAAACCCGCCTCCAACAGAGAACCTTCCACCGAACTCAAGGTTTCCACTAAATGAATTTTTAGTTCCAATCGGAGCATAAAACGTAATCGTTGTGGTGTTTGCGGAAAATACTTCAAATTCCTTTCCAACTATTGAGGTGAACTCATCAATGGTCGTCTCATAAATAACAATGGTGTCCCCTTTTGCTATCGTTGTGTTTCCAAGTGTATTCTTATCAATAGTAACCAGTCCATTTGATGCTGCCACATTAGTTCCAGTAACAATAAATGTCTGTGGCTGGGTATAAGCACCACCGGGGGACAGGGTAAACCCATCAGTCATTGTGGCGGCAGTCACCCCAAAGGTCTGCGTCTGACTTGTAGTAAAGGTGTACTGAAATTGGTCTTGAGTTAATCCAGAAGACAAGACGGTGAATGTTCCATTCGCTGGAGTGCCACCAGTTAGTCCTGCAATTACCACGGATGTGCCATTAGTAAGCCCATGTTCACGAACTTGCATTGTGACAGTGGTTACACTCTGTGACGCAGAAAGAATCGCCCTGCCATTAGGATACCACTCAAGAGCTTGTTGCCCATCCCGCATAATCATCACCTTGTCGAAACACTGCAACATGTCGCAGTTACTACCAACGGTGGCTCCCACGGGGTAAGGGATAGTCGTTGCCGTGTAGGGTGTCGTGGATAGATCGATCTTCTTCGCCAGAGTCTCCAGCGCAACGATGATGTATTCCTTGTTGGACTCGTTAGGGTCAGAAAACATGCAGGATGCCAAAACATCGCTGGCTGCGGCATCGTTAATGTTGATCTGGGTGATTTTTGAACCAGCAGCAAATGTTACGGATGTTACACCAGTAACTGGAAATGTTAATGTATTTGCATCAGTGGCAGTTAAAGCCCTAATTCCATTGGGGTTCGACCCAGAATAATTCAACCCAGTAACCGAAAGATTGCCAGCCTGCCCAACGGTTAGACCATGATTAACCGAAGTTGTAATTGTAACAAGATCAGATGCATATGATGCCGTAGCAATGTCTAAAAAGTTTTTAGTTATGTTCCCAGCGGTCGTGCTAGCGGTGGTAGTGTAAGCTCCATCAGCACCAGTAAGCGTGTACTGGAATGTGTTTGTAGCTACCCCAGCAATGACGAATGTTCCATTTGGATCGGAACCAGTAGTGTATCCAACGCCAGAAATGTACACGGAATCACCATTGGTAAACCCGTGAGAGTTAGCCGTAACCGTGATTGTCGTACCAGAACGAGTAACGCTGGTAATGGTCTTTTCAACCACAAGCACATGGAACGGAAGGTTCAACGGAGTGCCTCCAGTAGTCAGCACAGGGCTAACAGACACCACGCTCTTGCGCGGCCTCCAGAAGCCCTCCATGCGCCCGTTGACGCTCTCCCTAACCTCTCCAGCTTCCAACTGGTTGAGCTGCAACCTCTGGTTCACACCAAAGAATCCACGATCACCATCGGCGGCAATCGCGTCATCTAACCCACCAGTGGAGCGGAACTGGGACATTATGCCCTATAACCAATAACAACACCAGATGTTACGGTAAAGCTGTTGATCGTACCACCAAGGCCGAACCCAGCAGGGATCGTAATGGTAATCAACTTGGAACCAGAATCCGTAAGGTTAGGCGCCGAGATTGCACTCAACACCGTGTCGTTCACAAACTGAACCCAACGGAACGGGCCTACAGCACTGCCACCAGCGTTGTACACTTGTCCACCGCCTTGACCTTGCAGGTCGTACGAATCTCCTCTAGGCATAATATAAATAAGTTTCTAAGCACAAGTTCATCTCGCGCTCACACAACCAATTACCACAATCCCACACATAATGTCAACCATAAACACAAATGTTACCTATCTAGCACATTTAAGCACAATACACTAGACCTATCCACAAATAACCCCGAACGGGAACTGCCCCATTTGCAAAATTTTAAATCCGGCAAGTCATGGATAGGAATTGTTACAAGTTGTAAAGTCGCGACCCCCTCCCCCCGTGCCTTAGCGTGGCACTAATGATTAGCCGGTGTTCATGTGAGCAGTGTTCATGCGGTCTGTGCCGGCAATGTAAACGCTCGTTTGAATGTGGCGATTGAATCACGCGCTTGGCTTGTGGGTAGGCTATGCCGGAATCATGACTAACGCGCTAATGTTAGAGCACACAATCTGTAGTGGATCACTAAGGTATTAGCCTGGTGCGTGGCATAGGTTGTGGCATGACTTGCTGGCAATTGAAATCTTTTCTTGACATGATCCGAGAACATGATTACCCTACGCTCCACGAGCGTAACACCTTGCTCCCAAGCCATCACGCCATAGCGGGATGTGCGAAGGGCATTCAAACAAGGTGATTCATTCATCAAGCCTCGATCATGATTCAAGCGCGGTGATTGTTTCTTTCAAGAAGGTGAACGGATATTTGACGCATTCAATGTTCCTTTGCTTCTTCTTCCTTCCTTGCTTTACTTCATCACCCTCACCCTTTTAGGGAATTACTAGACGCTTGGATGTTTGGCTCCCTAGCGTTTCGATTGGCTCACGGGCTGAAAGTTTGGCCTTGGGATGAAAGTTTGTTCATGGCTTATGATTGAGGGAAACGCTTGAATTTAAGTGGTTTGGCTGTTGGTCAAGCTTATTTCGATGAATTATTGAAATATATTTTCACTTATTCGCAAAATAATATTGGCAATATTCCATCCGTGATTTAGATTGCTCTCGTTGCCAGCAAACAAGGCACACATCAAACAACAACAACAACAACAACGATGAGAAAATACACAACGAATCAACTTAAGGCCCAACTTCGAAGCGGCGAGTTCGCATGGCCGGGTGGATATCCACTCTACTTTGTCACGGACGATGGGGCGGCTCTCTCATTCGGAGCCGTGAGGGAAAACATCAAATCAGTGATTTGGAGCATTCGCCACAAGGTAAACGATGGCTGGCGCGTGATTGGATGTGAAGTCAACTGGGAAGACGACTTCATGACGTGCGCTCACACTGGCGAGCCGATCGAGTCGGCATACGGTGAGGCGGTCAAAGCATAACCAAACCATTAACTAAACCACGATGAACCAATACAAAGCAACCACGCGCGTTCCTCACATCTCCGAGCCCTTTGTGGACTGGTACGAAGCAGAAACAGAAGAGCAAGCCCGCACCATGTGGGAGTCTGATCGTCAAGCATATGGCTTGCCAGAAGATGCCAGCGTCAAATTTGAGCTGGAAAGGGGGGCGGCATGAAGCCCGAATTGACGCAAAAGGAACTCGCCGGATTCGAAGCCGACGGAAAACCCATCATCGCTGCTTATCGTCGCGCCTATTTGATCAAATCATGCCAAGGGAAAAGCGGAGAGGTGGTTTTTGGGCTTCATGAGTTCGCAAGGAAACGCGCGGGGCTTCCGTATACCTCACGAGGCCGATTCCATGCAATCACGCCGGAAACTTTCCACAAGTGGAACCAGCCAGAAAGGAGCGTGGCATGATCCGCAACCTGTTCCTTTCCCTTGCCTTGCTTGCCTTGCTTGGCCTGGCCATCGCCATCACAAGCGGAACCTTCGGCGGCCCTAGTGACATCGAAACGCGACTCCGTTCATCCGAACCTTTGAGCCTTGAACCTTGAACCAATAGAAAACGAAAACATGAACCAAAAACAATTTGCAAATGAACATGGAATCCGCACTGATCGCGGGCTTGGATTCGGGACTGCCGACCTGGCAAATCAATTCGCCGCGATCAAACGGGCCGCATGGGGCGACAATTTAGTCTACTTAGGGGCTGAGGAGGAAAACGGGATTTTCTATCCAGAATTCAACTTGTTTGACTAATGAAAAGCAAAAAATATCACGCGACACGGAGCCTTTCCAATGGGTCATTTGAAAGCCTGGAATTTGACCGCAAAGCCGAGGCAGTCCAATGGGTCAAAAAACATGGCTCGCATGGACGCGTTAGGATTCAAGACGAAACGCGCAAGGTTGTGTTTTCCAAGGGATTCTAAGCCTCTGAAAATAGTTTAAAAATCCGCTTGCATTGCCAATATGTGAGCATATCTTACAAGTCGAAACCGCGCGAGCGGTCTGCTGGTAGTGCCAGCACTGATGAGACTACAACAACAACAACAACAACGAAAGGAAAACGACGATGAAAAAGACAATGACAACAAGCCAAATTGCACATGAGTTGATCGACGATGGAAACGCAAATTGGAGCCGCGCAGGTGCATTCGCCCTTGCCCAATACCTCGAAGAACTCGAAGAAGGCACGGGGGAAGAGATGGAGTTTGACCATGTGGCAATCCGATGCGATTTCAGCGAATACAAAAGCCTCTTGGCCTTTGCTGATGAGTATTTCGGCGGCGATAATAGGCAAGCGGCTGATGCCCTAGGATTGGAAATAGCCATGAGCGGCGATGAATTCGAGGAAGAAGAATGGGAAGTTGAGAACGCCGTGCGGGACTACATCGAAGACCACGGGACGCTGATTGAATTCGAGGGCGGCATTATCGTTTCCTCATTCTAAATCCAATCTAAAAAAACGATGAACACACACACAAACAAACTACACGATTTGATCCTAGAACTAGCCAACATAGGCGAGCAAGCCCTCGAATATGCAGAGGAGCACGCTGGGGAGGAAACGGAAACATCGCGAGAGATCAGAGACTTGCTTTGGAAAACCATGCGCAAAATCGACAAGGTGAAGGGAGGTGACGCATGACTGATTCATGGATCATCATCGACAAGCGGACGGGAAAGGCCGTGGCGGAAATTTACGATCCGCGCAAGGTTGCACTATTGAAACCCGACTTTCACGCCGTGCCAGTGGAAACCTACTTGCAAAGCATCAACGGGGAGGGCAAGCCATGAGCCGGCCCCAATGGAAAACCGCTTACCGCATGGCGCGGACGAATGCACTTGGCACGCTATTCTCTACCCATCGCAAGCCGTTTGCGTTTGCCGTGATTGAATGCGCGGCATGGCGGCGGGTTGAGCCTATGATGACGGCAAGCCGATTCAAAGCATGGGGCGGCTATGCACGCGGCAATCGTTTGCACCTTGGCCCGTTTATGGAAAGGGGGGCAGCATGATGCCCCAATGGGAAACGCAAGCCCTTGCCCTCATCACGGGGGCGGGGGTGTCCACGGATGACGCGCCCTGGGTGCTTGAATGCATCCAAAAAGCGGCGGAGGACATCGCAGGAATGGACGAGGCCGACCAATTCCCGCTTTTCATGGAATATCACGGAAACGACAAGGCCGCGCTTTGCAACATCGATGCGGAAACCTTCGCTGATGTCCTAGCCTGCCTTGGCGTTGACCTGCACCGCTTGGAAACCCTATGGGAGCGAAAACACCTTGACCCGCCGACTGACGATGTTGACTGGTCTATGGAATAAAAAACAAACGAAACGAAAGAACATGATAACGAAACGAAGGAAAAAAGAAAACGGGTGGAGCTATCTTATTGAAAATAACCTCCACATGCACGGGATAGAACGAGTGAACATGACCACGACAAGCAAAGGCCCATATGGGAAATATGCTGGGATATTTGTCGGTCTGTCATATTGCGAAATACCCCGAAAAAGGGCGGCAGGCATCCTCAGAACGGTGCGGAAATATCAACGAGCTGGAAAGGCGGCGGCATGAAAAAGCAAATGATCCTGGCGGCGGCCATCTTCGGCCATTTATTTCTTTTCCTTTTCGTGGATTCGCTTTTTGAGTCCCCGACTAGGTGGAAAATGTGGGCATTCTATGGCTCTTCCCTGCTATCCGTGGCAGTCTGGGCAGCGTATGTGATCCACGAGGACGACAACAACCCGAAAGGGGGCGCGGCATGAAAGTCAACTGGAAACTCTACGAAGATACCGAGGCGGACAAGTTCGCTTTCCTCGTTCGCATTGTTGCCGATGTCTTTTCCGTCACGCCCGAACAGATCCTTTGCCGCTCACGCTTTGCGCGGTGGGTGGAGCCAAGGCAACTTGTGGCCACAATCTGGAGCGAGAACCACTCACTCCAAGAGACAGGCTACAGGCTCGACCGGCATCACGGGGCGATCATCCACGCACGGGAGCGGGTTCGGTTTCTTATCGAGCACAACGACCGATTCGCAGACAAAGTGCGCGAGTGCCTCCAACGCCTGGTCAATGAAGCCTCTATGGCAACAGAAACCCCAAAAGAAAAAATAGCATGATTCGACTTTTTAGCTTGCATGAGATGGCAGACGACTTGAAACTGCCGCCAGCCGTGGTTGCTCTCTGGGCTACCGATGGCTACATACCTTATGTAATGAAGGATGGACTTCCTTTATTCGACCCCGTTGCGGTGGGGACGCACATCGCAAAACAACTAAACGAACTAAACAGAATCGACGATGGAAACGACAAAACAACAACAACAGGCGCAGATTGAAAAGGCCATCTTTGACCTTGCCTCAATCGACTCATTTGATGCTGAATCGGCGCACATAGATGCCGACGAGGTTATCCTAAATTACTTGAGAAGGACGGGGGCGGCAGCAGTCGCCAACGCCTATGAGAACCTAAAAGCAAAAGCAGTATTTCACTTTGCCTAATACTATGGAAAACGACGAAACAAAACAAGATGCGATTGTGCCGCAGGAAGTACAAAACACGGGCATTCTCGCCCAAGTGCAGGCTGAAACACAGGCATTTGAGCTTGTCCAACGGCAAGCGATGATGCTCTCTAAAAGCACCCTAGTCCCCAAGGACTTTGCTGGGAATGTGGCAAACTGCGCGATTGCCCTCAATGTGGCAAAGCGCACAAGGCTCGACCCCTTGATGGTCTGCCAAAACCTAGCCATCATTCACGGGCGGCCAAGCTGGAGCGCAACGGCACTGATCGGCATGATCAACGCAAGCGGGAAGTTCTCGCCCCTGCGCTTCGTGTTCGACTCCGACGAGGCCCCTACATGGTGCTACGCTGTT